TCAAAAATTTGGTGATGTCTTAGGAATCATGATAGGTTTCTCCATAGGAACAGCACCATTTTCTAAATGGTTCTTCTTCTTCCACTCTTCCATCTGCTTGTCGTAAGGAGTAGAGCCACGGAGAGAGAACTTGGTATTGCCATCCTCAGGAGTAGTTGGGCGCAAGGTGTTCTGCAAGAGAGGAGCAATAACATGTTCCGTCAACTGGGTAGGGATTCCGTTGCCGATGATGGTATGGCTCAGGTTCTCAGAGAATGGCATCTTGTAATCATCGCTCACTCCTGATACTCTTGCGAGCACTCTACCCATGGCACGATATACCTTGCCATCAGGCATCACAATCACGTCACCACTCTTGGTTCGGAGTGTTGGCAGGAGTTCATCAGCAAAGGCATGAGGAACCTTTCCGTCAGCATAGGCACTACCCATCACATACAATGGCTTGTCAATGTTTCTCCAGTCAATGCCATCAGCCTTCAAGCGAACGTCCATCCAATGAGCCACACCATTCTTCTTCTCGGTCAAGGTTGGGATAATATCCTCTACCGCTTCATACCATCCGCTCTTGTGTGCCATCTTCTTTGGCTTGTCAGGGAGTTTGCCATCACGAACCGCACGAACAATCAATCTCTCTCGGTTGGTGTAGCCGCCATAGTCAGCAGCGTTATACACATCTGCATCCCAAGTATAGCCGTTGGCATCCAGAGCATCCGTGATAATCTTCATCGCTTCCGAATCCTTATATCCCTTCACGTTTTCAATGGTCACAACCTTTGGCTTTATAGCGTTGATGAACTCGGCAGTACTTGCAGCAGTCTCCTTGTCAAGTTCCACCTCAGCATGGTTACTCTTCGCCTGAGAGTAGTTCTTGCAGACTGGGCTGGCATGGAAGTACTCCACCTCACCATCTATCTGCTTGACCAACTCTTTAGGGTCAACGTCACGGACATCAGCAGTAACGATATGCTGACCGAAGTTGTTGCGATATACACCGCTTATCTTCTCGTCATACTCAACCGCTACAACTGGGTCTATGATACCCTTCAATCCTTCCTCAACAAGACCGCCACCGCTAAAGTAGGTTCCTGCCTTAATGAGAGTGCTATCAAGGTTCTTCAAAGAAAACTTAGGGTCACGCTCAATAGCTTCAGCAATATGTATAGCCTTCTTGTTGGCTTGTTTCCACCCCTCAGGTTTCGCCATCATTGATTTCAGAGAGAAACGGATATTGTCGCTGCTATTGATAGCATCCATAGTAACCTTCTGTCTATCCTCTGCATTTCCACGCTCATAGCTGCTCACATCAATGCCAGCCATCTTCAAGGCATCTACCACATCGCTTGGAGTATCGTTTGGAACAATAGCCTTCTCAAACTCGTCAAGACCATAAGGACGCATAAACTTGGTCTCAAAGTAAATAGAAGGCTTATCATTCTTGACAGCTTCAATAAGTTCATTCAATTTGTTGATGTCCTCGTCTGTCAAGTCCACACCATACTCTTCCTTGGCATATTTCTTTGGATTCTTCTGTGTGGCAACCTCTTCCAATCTGTCCATGCCATAGCTTTCAAATGGTTCTGCATCAGGTTGCATCTTATCAGCCAACTCATCATAGACTGGTTGCCATTTTTCTTGAAACTTCTCAACATCTTCATAGTTGCCAGTCAAATTGCCCTTCTTCTTGCGGATTTGGTCAAGAGTCCCCATAGGTTTCAATATGGATGCTACGAAATGACTGAAAGAAGCCGAACCAACGGAAGCATTCTTGCCATCTTGTTTCATTACCTTCACGGCATTCTCCACAGTGTTAGGCAGATACTTACGATTGCCATCTGGCTTATATCCTGCAAAGATAACCTCCTCCACATTATAACGGTCATTGAGTTTTTCTTTCCATGAATCGAAGTCTTCCTTCATGCCTTTGTCCTGAATGTATTGTTGTGCAGCTTTCATCGTTGCATTCTCATCCACCTTACCAGAAGTCTCCGCATCACGCAGTATGCCATCAACGAAACGAGACAAAGCCCCATAGTCATAGCCATGTTCCTTCATCCAATCAACATCAAGTTGTTTGTTCTTGGCAATATTAGAGTTTGGTCTTTTCTTGATAAACTCCTCGTCTTTCTTAATGAATTTCTTGATGTCATTGTCAAACTCTTCCTTATTGCCATCATACACCTCACGAATAAACAAGTCAAGGAGTTTCTCCTTTTGCTCATCCGTAGTATTATAGATACCATTTAATTTTCCTAAGATACCCTTCACCTCATCATGAAGTTCCTTTGGATATTTGCCTTCAACATGAACCAACTCAGGAGCTTTTCCTTTCTCTTGCAAGTAAAGATAAGCCAATCCGTTTGCTTCACGACCATCCATGAAGCTATTGATGGCATTTCTTGTGAGACGTTGCATTTCCTTTGGAACGGATTCTATGTCGTCGTAAGCGACATCACCACCATTGCCACCAAACTTCTTTTCTACTGGAGGATAAATAGGAGTCCAGGCATCTGCGGCATAAGTGCCGATATTCTTGCCTGTTCTCTTGGCAATTTTTTCTGCCTTCGGTATCAATGTAATCTCTCCATAGCCAGAATATATTCCATTCTTTGAGTCAATCACACCCATGGAAGGTGCGGCAAAGCCACCTTGCTTGATAGCCTTGCGAAGCTTATCAAGACTGATGTTGTGCATACCAAACATGGTTTTTTCGTCCTTCAATGAAAACTTTTCTCCATTTTCCTTGGAAGTTTCAGAAGAATTGTCTATCTTTGCAGCAGAACCTTCGGTTTGGGAGAGAGCGGTGTCACCTTCCAACGAAGTAGCGGCAGTGTCTGTCCTCTTGTCGCTTGCCGAAGTTTCCTTTTTAAATGCAGTCAACAACCAAGATTTTCTTTCTCCATCCCAAGTAAGACGAACACCAGCCTTATGGGTTTCACTTTCCAAGTTTACACGATTCTTACTGCTTGAAACTACACGCATATCATTCAGAATCTCCTGCAAATTATCAAGAACCTCAGGATGATACTTCACAAGTTTAGAAAGACCATAGCCATCACTATGTCCAGTTCCTTCTTTGCCCCAAACCAAATCAATATCACCAATATCCTTGTGATGAAGAGCACCAACAGCTTCTCCACCACGAACCTTCTTCAAGAACTCGATTGCAGCCTTGGCATTACCACGGAACTGATTGTATATATTTCCAAAAGCACCAACACCTACTGGCTTTATATCCTTCAACGAGTAACGAGGTTCAGAAACAGACTGTGCCTGAGAGAACTTTACCTTTGCATAGTCAGCAAACGGCTTTAGCTTACGATTGCTCGTATCAAGCCACTTGTCGAACTCAGCCTTACTTGCTCCAGTAATATTGCCAAGACCTTTCCATCCCTTGCTATAGTTAGCGAGATAAGCCTTTTCTGCATCATCCATGGAGTCATAGCCATACATCACCTTATGCTCGTCAAATGAGCCATCAGGATTCACTTGGTCAACGACAAACACATCACCATCCCAATTATCAAGGTCTGCCTTGTCGTTAATAAACATATCCAGATGGTCGCCATCCTTACCGAACTTACCACGGATATAGCCGTAGGTATCGTGCATGGTTACTTTCCACTCTTTGCCATTAGCATCCTTGCCTGAGCGAGTTGAACCCTTTGGATTCTCTATAGTATAATCGTAGCCACCGAACTTGATGTGTCCCTTCTTGTAGTTGCCACTCTCTTTCTGCGCATCAGACGGATTGGTTTCTGTTTCTTCAATAGCAGACTTCAAACGGAGAGAGAACTTGGTGTGATTAGTAATCTGAGCATTGTTCTCATCAAAGATAACATAGTTCATCTTGCCTTCCTTGTTGCCGCCAGTATTGCGGTCTGCAATAACCTTAACACCATCAAAACCATACTCCTTCAATGCGAGTGATGCAAGTTTCTGTGAGTGTAGTAACTGAGCCAACTCTTCATAAAAAGTGCCGCCAGTCTTATACTGCTCCTTGAACAATTCGTATTCCTTTCCGTCTCTATCCTCGAAATAGTCACGCATATCATCGGAATCGACAAGTTTATAACCATTGTCTTCAAGAATTTCTTTTCTAATATCACGCATTCTAGGAGTCATTTTTTCATCCCATCCGAGATAGTTTTCACCAGTATCATCAGGAATATCTACAGAGTAAAGGTTGCGCTCAATCTGAGGTTTTGGAATAGCATCAAACTTCTTCTGCTCTTCCTCATACTTCTTCTTTACCTCTTCCAGTTTTGGTTTCCATCCTTCGAGGTCATTAGTTCGCATATTGATGTCGTTCTCTGTAAACTTAATGGTATCTTCTGCTCTCTTTATCTGTTTGAGCAACTTATCAACAGTTTCAGGCATATTGTTTTGTGCGAAATATGCAACCTTTTCTTTTCTTCTTGCCATAGACTCTCTGTAATTCTGCAAATCTTCTTTAAGGCTGTCAATGTAAGCCTTACTATTATCATAGCGACGTTGTACCTTATCGTATTCAAACTTGGCATGATTAAGGCGAGTCTGAGCAATCTTATACTCTCTTGGCATTCCATGCTTGGCTGCATTCTGCTTAGCATAAGCCTTGGCGATACCTTCCACCTCGCTCACATAGGTTCCCCAACCATAAGCCTGAGCACCCTCACCACTACCCATGAAGGAGTGGTCGAAGTGGTCAAACGATGCTTGGGAGCCGTGATAGGTCTTGATAGAGAACTTAGGAGCATCAGCTATCTCCTGATTGATGCTATTCACAACATCATCAGTAACAATATCACCCTCCTGAATCTGCTGAGGTTCACGACCAGCCTTGCTTACCAAGTCAGCTTGCTCTGCTCTGGTCAAGATACGGTTCACCTTCATCGCACCAGTAATCACCCAAGGGTCAGTCTCAGGGTTCGGGTTGGTACGATACATATAATATCCATCAGTAGGCAGATGTTTCAAGCCAGCGAGAGAATGCTGATACTTGCCCGATGGATTGATACCCTCTTGGCGAGCTTCCTCCTGATAATCAACATCAGCAGCATATTCCACCTCAGCGAACACGAAGTTCTTAGGGAAGAGTGTCTTGTTTCCCTCAGCATCCTTGCGGTTGAACTGGATAGCGTAAGGTACTACACCAAGATGCCAGCCTGGTCTATAGGCTAACTTACCGCTACCGCCTTGTGTTCCCTTGCCGCCCTGCTTAACCTGAGGTCTGCCAGTCTTGCTTTCTCCAGCAATAGGAGCCGCATCAGCATCGAGCCATACACCAACTGGAGTAGCAGCACCATCAGGGTTTGCTACCATTGGCGGATAGAGTTTGCCATCCTTCAATACGAACACCTTATAGCCGATACCCTTCTTCTTAGGTTCAGGCTTCTGACGGAGAGAGAATGAAACATCTTCGCCAGTCTCAGTATTCGTTACCTGACCATTGGCAGTATCAACGTATGCCTTTTCAACAATACGCTCCAAGGCATCTACTGATTTATATGGGTCTCCATATAACAGACCCTTTATCTTCTGAATAGCATGAAGAATCGTAGCCAACACAGGATGATTGAGACGAAGCACAAATCTTTGAGCCAAGTCATGGTCGTTTATGAACTTGCCTATGTTATCAGCAATAACCTCTTCAACGAAATCATCAATATTGTTATATCCCGAAGCATTATGATAAATTCGATAAACCTTTGCCAAGTCTTCCTCAAACTTCTTCCTTGTTGTTACCGCCATAGCAACCTTAACAAGTTCTTTGTATGCCTCAGGATTCTTCTGCTTGATGGCATGAGTCATTTCGTGACCAAAGACAAACTGGGTAGCCTTATTTGCGTCCAGAGCAAGATACATTGTTCCATTCTCAATCCAACCATTTAACCTTGCACCCATATAGAGAAACTGCACCTTCAATCCCATCTTCTTACACAATTCCTTAATAGCCTTGTGTACGTGCTTAGGCATATCAATATCAAGAATATCCTTATCATCCACAGAGTTCTCTGCTACAAGTCGTTTTCTGTCTTCCTTATCGTTAATATCATACGTCTCTCCACTCTTTTCTCCCTTAATTTCAAACGGAACCTTATCTTCGCTAATTTGCAAGCCAAGCGGATTCTCATCAGTTGCATCCTCAGGAGCTTCAATAGCCTTACTCCCCTCCTGTAGTTTGTCAGGGAACTTTGTCTGCTCATTTACAAAATCTCTAAACTCTTTAGCGGTAGCAGCATCATAGAACGTTGCACCTTCTGTGATTTCGCTATCTATATTAGAAGAGTGATTGAGGTCACGTCCTGCATTGAACTCCTCTTGTAGTTTTCCGAGTTGCTCAACGACTTCCGCATTGTCTGGGAAATAAATCACTTGGTTTATATTCTTGCCCTCATCAGGAACAAGAGTGCTAACACCAAAGCCATCTTTGCACATCAAGAACAAATCAGCGTAGCTATTTAACTTAGATGTAGGGTCTATCTCTAAGCCTTGCTTCTTTGCCCATTTTGCAAGTTCTATAATATTGTTATTAATAGGTTCTCCTTGCTTATCAATAGCTGGTAAATCTATATTCTCCTCAGCCTTTTTCTTTTCTTCCTCCTCCTTAGCTTTCTGTTGCTCGTAATATGCAGCATTCTCAGCAGCAGTTCTTTCTTCTTCAATTAGTTTTTCTGCCTGAGCGATACGAATATTCTCAATAAAACTTCTTGCTTCCGAAGCCTTGAACCCACTTGTGAGTACATCAATAAGAGCGTTACGAATATCCTGAGTGCCGAGTGTATCAAGGTTAGATGGGCGATTCTCCCACAAGCTATGAACGAGCGCATCAATAGTAGTACCCTTGCCATCAGCAGCGAGCAACTGGGTCTTAGCAAAGTCTTCTCTACTCAATCCAGTTTCCTGCTTAACACCCTTGCTTGTCTCTGTTCCCTCGTAATTGAGAGAATGAGCGCCGAGATTACTTGCTACATACTCCTCAGCAGTAAGCGGATTGGTATCTGTCACATCAATGCCTGTACCATCATACAGACGATGAAGGAGAGAGCCGACCGTCTCCTTATAGATTTGAGCCACCGCCTCAGCATCATCCTTGACAGAACTCTTCAAGCGAGCGAACTTTCTTCTTGCCTTTTCAATGAGGTTCTTTCTGCCCTCAGCAGTATCTTCCACCTTGGCAAGTTGTCGCTCATTATAGGCATCACGGATAGCGATAGCAGAGTCATAAGCCGCCTGAGCATCAGCAATAGCCTTCTCCTTAGCATCCTTGGAAGCCTTCTGTTCCACGAAAGTCTTACCCTTCACGGTCATGTTGTTAGCCTTGTCGAGTGCCTTCTTTGCATCAGACACATATCCAGATACGATACTATCTGCATCCTCACCAAACTGATTATCATATAGCTCAGCAGTCTGTGCGGCAGTCAGCTTCGAGAAGTCAGGATTGCCATCCTCCAACATAGGCACGATGGTTCCATCTTCAAGGGTAATTGCAGGAGCAGCAGGAGTCTGTTCTGTTGCAGGAGTCTCAGCAGATTCAGGAGCAGCAGTTTCCTCAGCAGGAGCATCAGTCTCGCCCTCTATTGTCGGAGCTTCCACCTCTATCTCACCTCTATTCTCTCCACTATTATCCTCTATCATTGAGGAGTCAGGCATGGCAGAAGATTCAGCAGAGAGTAACGTATTGCGATACTTCTTGTAATCATCAACAGATACTTCACCCCTTGTCTTTATCTTAACCAATCCAGTAGGGAAACTCTGAGTCTTCAACTCTCCATTTGCATCAATATAAGCAAACTTGGTTCTCATCTTGTTTCCTTGGATATAGAACACATCTTTAGCATCAGGGAACAGATTATTTCCATCCTTATCAGAAACATCTACCATCTGAACCTTACCATCCTCTCTGATTATATCAGAGTAGTCTATGTTATCTTCGATAGGTGCCGACTGGATATTATCTTCCTGAGCAGGATTCTCTGCTTGTTTAGTCTGTAATTGCATCTGCTGCTCAGCACGCTCCTTCTCCATCTGTTCTCGCTGAGCCTTTGCCGCTTGCAATCTCTGCTGGTCAGAAGCATCCTTCATCTTCTGCAACTCTTCAAACGAGACTGGAACCTGAACATTCTCACCTTTGACAAGTTCTGTAGGTATATTGCCATCAATAGTTATCATGGCAGTACCATCACCATTATCAGCGAGTACCTCATAAGTATGCTCTGTACCATCAGCATCAACGGTCTTGAACTGAGTACCTACCTCAACAACACCATCAATGATACCAGTAGTTTCTTTGATAGCCTTCTCCTTGGCATCAGCCATAGCCTGACTTCTCACTTCATCAGCATTCTCCTCACTACCCAGTTCAGCAAACATCATGGCATCAGCATGTTCAACCGTATTAGTAGTTGGGTCATAATACAGAATCATATCATCGCTATTACTAATGTCAATAGAGCCATCATCATGGGTAGCAATATTGCCATTAATAATATACACACCATAGTCTTCCAAGCCGCCAGTAGCCTTGATTGTAGCGTTTCGGATAGTATTACGAGACTTGTCCGTGTACATATCAACCGCCTGTGCTGCTCTCTGAACCTCCAAGTCTATCTGGTCTCTTGCGTTATCAACAACACCTTCATAGCGAGCAGTAGATAACTGATAATCATAGATAGCCCTATCAATATTATCATCACGACCAGAGAGTTCTTCAAGTTCCTCATCACTCATGGATGCCAACTGCTGTTCTGATATACCGAGAAGTTTGGCAAGAGACTTCTGTTTGTCTTCTTGGTCTAACTGAATCTCATGCGTATCATAGCCGTAAGCATCACGACCCTGCTGATATGCCTGATTCTTCTCCATATTCTTCACGGAGACACCTTCACCCTTATCTTCAACTGCCTTCTTTGCTGCAAGCATATTACCAATGTCATAACCACGCATGATAAGCAAGTTCTGAATATACTCACGCACTGGCTGTCTGTTCTTACCAAGAGCAACATCACGATTGATTTTGTTTACCATTTCAGGCATATCCTCGTTTGTTGTAGCATCAATCTGATTACGGAGTTCTTCCCACTTCTCCTTACCGAGCAACTGAGACAAGTTTACATCAGCCTTGTTTAGCTTATGCTTATAGGAATAATACTGCTTGGCATTATAAGCATGGAAAGGAGCAACAACACCCTTCATCAATCCGATAGACAAGAGCATACCGCCCCATATCTGTGACTGCTGCTTTTCATCCCACAAGTCTGAGATTTTGTTATCACCAGTAAAGACCGTATTGGCGATGATACCCAACTCTTCCTCCAGAGACTCACCGACAATACTATTCACTTCAACCTTACCAAGTGTTCTGTCAGCACCAGCCTTCAAGTATCTTGCATTCTTTGCCACCTTATTATTAAGCAAGAAGTCAATCACCTTGGAAACATTCTCCATGTTGTACTTGTTGATAATTTTCTTGCCACCTTTGGTAACGAAGTTCTTCAGGGCAGTACCAGCAGCATCAATGCCACCGCCAGCCAACTCAGTAGCAAACTCAATGGTCTGAGCCGCCTCACCCTTTACAAGGGCAGTAAGGAAGTCTTCACCGCCTTCATGCACAAGGTTACCATCGCTATCAAATGTGCCGAACTTGTAGTTACCCTGCTCATCCTGATAGACCTGACCTGTATAGCGGTTAATCACATCGTTAGCAACATTTCCAAGACCAACTGTATTAGCTTGGGCTGCACCCACGATTCCATACTGGATAGCCTTGCCGAAAGCCTTTGTAGTAAGACCAGTTACCTTACCGATGTTCTTAGCCAAATCTGCACTTGCAAATCCTGCCGCCTTTTTCATCGTACCCAGTGCCACCTTGGAAGCTGCGCCCTGCACAACCTTGCCGATTGAAGTACTCAAACCCTTGGAGAATCCTGCACTGGCAATCTGCACCATAAAAGGAGCCATATTGGTAGTGATAACACCACCAGTGTACATCCATCCCTGATTGTCACCATACTGACTCTGTGCATTACTATTCTTTACCGCTTGCTGCATCAGCATATCACCAACTTTCGTATGGACACCATTATCCAAATCCTGCTTGGTCGCAAGCAAGGAGCCAGCATTGATAAGGTCAGACGCACCGCCAGTCAGGATTCCAGTATCTTTGGCAGCATCATACATTCCTCTAAAAAAAGAATGATTGTCAAAGAAAGCACCATTTCTTGAATCCTGCTCCAACTGTAAGAGTTCCTTTCTCTTGCGATTGTAATCACCAGCAGCAAGAAGTTGTCGAGCTTCTGTGTTCTCCAAGATACCATTGTTGGTAGTAACACTATGAGGAGTACCAGCGATACCGCCACCTCTTGCTATATTACCCCACACACTACCGACCTCATCGGTAGAACCGATGAAGGACTTGAACATATCGCTAATCTTTGCAGCATCCTTGTCGGCATCAGCCATCTGGTCATGCAGTTCATTCTCCCAGTTCTTTGTAGTCTCCTGAGCATACTCTCTATCAAGGTCTTCAACGGTCTTGGCAGGAGTAATGGCAAACTCCTCTCCAGTTGGCTTACCTTTCTTATCCACAACCTTTGCAGTTACTGGCTTACGGACATTATTCATTGCTCTTTTTGCCTGACTAACCGCTCGATGAGAAAGTGCATTCAACCCATTTTTATTTGGGTCAACAGAATCAAATAGCTTTTGATGATACCTATTAACCGCAGGAGTATTTGGATTCTCCCCGATTTTCAAAGCCCTAGATGTTGTACTATTCACTGGTACGAAAAGATTCTTGTAGAAGTCTTCATAAGTATCAGGAACATCATAGTTGCTTTCCTTCAAGGATTTATACAATCCTCTTCTACTCTTTGCTCCTGCATCACCAGCCTGAGTTAACGTCTTCTGAAAGCTAACATAGCTATCAGGAACATCATACTTACTTTCTTTCAATCCCTTATAAAGGGAATATAATGGTTTGTATTTTGGCATATTATCTATTATTTTATCCAATGAACACCAGTTTTCTTTTTACCTCCAGTAGATGAAGAACCGCCACCATGGGATGAACCACCACCCTTATGAGCAATCTTATTTCTGACTATCTTCACAATTTGCTTTCGTCCAGCAGCAGTATTCGGCTTGATACCTGCCTTTGCTACGGTTTCGCTAGCTTCTGCCACCTCTTTAGGGTGTTTTTTGTTCAATTCTATTAAAGTTCCGTCTGTGTCTTCTTTGGAAGAACCACCACGACTGCCACCGCCAGAATTGTTAGCACGAATACGTCCAGACTCTTCCTTCATACGCTGTATAGCATCCTGCGCTTGCCAATGAGAAATCTGCCCATCAGCCAGAGCCTTCTTGATAGTCAATACTGCCTTCTTGTAATCAGCATCAGTCTGATACTTCATCTTCGATAAGTCAAGTCTCCTATTTCCCTGGTCAATTCTCTGCTGTCCTTGGTCGTTCTTCGTCTTATTATTTTCATTCATCATATCGTGATACCTGATTTGTTCCGCAAGAGTCAGGTCGTTCTTTCGAGCTTCCTCATCAAGAGCCATCGCCCTCTGATAACCAGCCAGCCATGCCGCCCGATTCTTCTCTCTCTGAGCATCCATATACTCCTTGCGCTTATTCACCACCTTAGTCATATCCGACTCAGGATTGTGTACCAACTTGGCACCCTTGGTAGAGAAGTAGATATTAGATAGCGCACGGAGACCATCACCCAGTGCAGCGATACGAGCCTTGGTACGTTCCTTCTTCTCTCTATTCGCCTTCTGTTCAGCAGTCTCCTCACGCTCAGGATTCAGCATCTTATACATATCTGCATAAGATAGCTGCTTAGGCTGAGGTTTCTGTTCCTCCTTCTTAACGATAGGAACGGAAGGCTTGTCTGTAGGTATAGAGCCATTAAGCATACCCTCAGCAGTCTGCTGATTCATCCTTGCAGCCTGTTCGTGCGCATCCTTGGGAGGAGTAAGTTGCTCCTCCTTCCCATGCAGCATAGCTTGTGCGGTGTTCATATTCATCTGCTCAGGACTCGCCTTTTGGGCAGCATCCACACCACTCTGTTGCTTGTTGAGTACACTCTGTGTAGTCTTCAAGCCATTGTTGTTACGTAACATATCTGATGCTTTCATAGGCTATGCTTTGATTTTTTTTGGTGCATTGTCGCCAACCATATTATTCAAGTCACTCGCTACTTGCTGTTGAGTAGGGGCAACACCAACCTTGGCATCCAAGTTAGCCATGTCAGTATCGGTAGGCGATGCCACGTCAGGACGCTTAGGAGCCTTGCTACTACCGCCACCACTATCAAGCGAAGCAGCGATATTAGCAGCAGTACCAGCCACACCAGCTACAACGTTAGCAGTATCAGCAGACTTCTCGGCTTCCATTTGCATCTGTTGTCCCTGAATAGAACGCTTATTCTGCTGATACTGCTGCTCGATAGCATCCTTGCGAGCTTCGTTTGCAGCTACAATCTGAGAGGTCGTATCAGCAAGAGTCTTGTTGTTCGCCTCCTTCACCGCAGTAGTGGAATCTTCTGTACCTCCCATTACGGCTTGTCTGCCCTTAGCTGCTCTGTTTCTGTTCTTAATCTGCTCCTGCATCTGAGTGAGCAACCTGACTGTATCGGCACGTTTGGTAGGGTCTTCATTATATTTTCTATCATACCATGCCTGATTATCTCTCTGTTGCTGGGCAAGCATCTGCTCCTGCTTTTTTCTCGCCTTGCGGTTAGCTATACCGCCAGCGATACTGCTTGCAAGCCCAAGCCCAGCACCTATTAATGTACCAATCATATATATGAAATTATAAATTATTAATAATGATACAAAGATAATCATACCTTATATTATATAAACCTTATCTATTAATTAAGGTATATGCAATTCCACAAAGTTAATGGATAAGGTTAGCACATATCAGGATATAGCTATCTTTGCAGCAAAATAGTTTTGATAATGGCAGCAGACAGAAATACTAAAGGTCAGTTTGAAAAAGGTCGAGCAAAGACTGGAGGAAAACAGAAAGGCTACGAGTCTCCTATCACAAAGGAGTTTCGTGAGTTGTGTGCTGACTTTACAAGAGAAGCATGGGAAGACTTCCTGATTGCTTGGAATAAATGTGAACCAAAGGATAAGGTCACATCATTCATCAAAATCTTGGAGTTCAACTGCCCTAAATTACAGACTGTCACTCTTGATGATAAGCGTGAGGTTCACAATGCTCTCACCGAGAAGTTGAAACAGATGTCAGAAGAAGAAGGTTAGTGTTGTTCATTTAATACAATTTACAAGTTTTCATAAGTTTTTTGAGTTATAGGTTTTTGATTAAGGTTTAAAGATTATCAGGACGACAATGGGGAATGCGTGAGCACTCCCCATTTTATTTATCACTATCAGCGACCACCTCTTGCCCTTCTATCTCCAGCCATGTCCGTTTTAGAGCCACGATTGACAGATGAAGGTTTGTACCTGATACCTAACTTGGTGTGTGAAGCATCCATCCCTTTTCGAGAAGCTGCACCATACTTCTTGTCGTGTTCGGCATTATGACGAGCCAACTCCCTACGCTTAGCCTTTTGCGAAGGGGAAGACTCAAAACGTGTGTCGTAAGCCGCTTTTCTCGCCCTTGCTGCTGGGTGAGTCTGATAATATTTAGCTGATTCTGATACCATCCTACTTCACCATCATCATCTGAGGTACATTGCCATATACAGGCAACTTGCCATCCCACTTCTCAATCCACATCTTCTGCAAGATAGCAGGAGTAAGAGAAGCGGTCTTCAACTCATTCGCCTCACGCTCAGCCTTAGCTTGCACAAGCATCTTCTCAGCTTCCGCCTTCTTTACTGACACTTCGTTGAGTGCTCTCTGAGCTTCTTGGATAGCCTTATTCTTCTGATTAACCGCCTCAACAATAGATGTTGGATATTTCAGACCAGAAGTCAACTGCTCCAAATGGAAATGTTCCTTGGCAAGAGCCTTGCTTAGTTGGGCTTCGATAGCTTTCTCAACCAAATCACGATTGCTTACAATCTGGTCGGTTGTGTACTTATTCAACTGAATACGGAAAGCATCCTTTACGTAATTAAACAGAGCACCATTCACAATATCACCCAGTCCCTTGCGGTATTTCTTAAATACCTTTGGAGCGTTGCCATCCACCATTTTGAGCGATACGGTAGGGTCAACAGTAAACTCAGAACCATCCTTAGCATTAATAGTAAATGCAGGATAGTCAATAGTCTGGACATAGGTAGGGTACTCGTACACCTCCTCAGTGAATGGGTTGTACCAAACACAACCAGTAACGAGACTCACATCATCTACACCCTTTTCAGAACCATACAGGTTCACCAAGATACCCTCAGAGCCAGCATCCACACGCTCGCTACAAGAAGTCATAGAAAACATTGCCGCACCGAGCAGCAAAAACAAACACAAAGAATTAATCTTACTTTTCATTTTTCTTGTTATATTTAAACATTAAACAATTTGTCGCAATAGAAAGCAATATCCAAAGAATAAGACCAAGAACACCCATGATGTTCTCTATCGTATTAGCCTTGTTAACCGCTTCTAAGCAGACATTTACCACAATTAGCGTAATGAGTACCCAACTCACAAACGCCAAAACGTTCCATTTGATTTTCTTCATATATCTATCTCCAATAAAGCTCACGATGTTCCTTCTTTAACAAATATTTATGATAGATTCCGCTAACTCAACAGCATGTTTTGGCATGAAGAATCGCTTAACCAAATCATCACGCAACTCTGTTGCCAACTTGTTGATTTTAGGGAGCAGATTCAAAATGCGCTGTTTCTCTGATTCAAAATCACACACCTTTCGCTGATAACTTCTTTCCAAATCCTCAGCCTTATTTTTGTACTCCTTTTCGAGGTCAGCTTTCTTCAAGTTATACTCATTATCGAGTTTACTTTTTGCATCAGTATAAGATTGTCTTTCGCAGTCTCTATCATGGATGCTACGATTTATATTATCTTGCATAGCCTGTTCGACTTTAAAGCGGACATCCTCAAAGTTAACATAGGACTCAGAAGACTCTACTCTATCTCTATACACGCCTCGTTTAGAAGTTGGCAGCCCTATCAAAGGGTTAAAAGAAGGAGTGTCAACCTCACGCTCTACAACCGTCTCTTTACGAATAATTACCTTTGTACCATGCTTCAAGGAATCATTCAACTTTTTGAGTTCCTTTACTTGCTCCTCTAATTCTGAGTTGCGCTTACGTATAGCATCATACTCAGACAAATCTACATTTACAACTGCCATATTAAATAATTTTTAGTTTGACTATACTATCCATTCTTTACCCATCCCCTAAGGGAGAGGGCAGCAGCAATGAAAATCTTTATTTAATTATCAACTACTATAAGCAGTAGATTATTCATTACTAAAGCCTACATAGAACAAAGTTACCCACTTTGTTTGGTTCATCTATGTAGGGGGTAGTGCCTTTCGGCAGATGGGTACCTGTTGTCAATGGATGGAACAGAGCAGGGTTTACCTACATGGATATATTCTATTAGACTGAGCAGTTTTATATATCGGTCGATAACTCCGAAGAGGACTGCACGGATTGAACCTCGTATGTCTTGTCAAAAACTCTGGGATAAAAAAAGAGTCCCAAAGTCTTGGTTGCAGCAAGAACTAAGGGACTCATATCTTGTAGGCTTAATAAAAAAAGCCTGAAAGGAGGACTACTTTAGTCTATCAATCTGCAACATTGACGATGCAAAGATAGAAGCAATTTCTGAAACCACCAAATGCAAAAAAGTGTTGAATGTAAGAGAAATCGAAAATAGGTGTTAGCAGTTATACAATGGGTATATAATAGGTATTAGTGTTAATCTAAGTTAAAGTCTTTTTGTGGATTGATTGTGAATAAAGTATAATTTGTATCTTTGCGCCAAGCATAGCAAACGAGTTCACAAAGATTAACAATTCAAAGTTGCTATTTTGTTACTCGTTACTAACAAGATAAATCATAGTTAACTGATTATCAGTAACTTACAAATATCAAAAGGACAAAATGGACTTTTTACAGAGAAATCTTTTCACGAAATTGCGCTCGGAAAACTTCGGTACGCAGGAGGAACTGGAGGCGATGACCACCTTCAAGAAAAAGAAGATTGCGCAGATGATGAAAAACCTGAACAACGTGCCTTCAGGGGAAGTGCTCATGCACAACAGTTTTCTCAACAGACGTTTGACCAAGATTCAGAAAGAGGAACCGCACGTCATTGATACGTCCATGGAAACTGTCTATCTGCTCCGACTGATCGTGAGCAATGCCAATGCCATGCTTTCTGGCGGCATCAGCATCAGAGGCATCATCCAACTGGGACAGTATCTGCGCACCAGAGGAGACAAGGTGGATTTCGTAAAACTCGACAATTGGCTCACCAAACTGCATCTGCAGAGAATGGCTCAACTGGAAGGAAGTGTGCTCATCACCTTCTTCAACTTTGAACAGGATGAAATCCCGTTTGTCAAGTTGGTAGAGAGAGGAGCCTATAAATTGACCCTTCGCTCACTATACTACAACATCAAGGACATGGAAGACATCAAGTTCCAGCAATCACAGGTAGGATTCGTGCATACTACAGGCGGTTCCATGCGCAAGAACCTGCGCCGAAGTATGAGATTCTTCGGATATGCACCAATAGAATCTGCCAGCAACTTCTTCAACGGTTTCTTTAGATCACTCTCTGAAATCGAAGAATAA